TGGCGGGTTAACACCAAATAAACAAAGTATATCCCAGTCTTTTCCCATTTCAATATGATTGAACATCCAATTATTTGGATTAATGAAAAACCCTGCTTTTGCTTCGGAAGATTTTGCCATTGAAAACTTAATTTCAATTTTGTAATCATTAATTATTAAATCATGACCTTCATTCGTTCTAGGTTTAACGACATTACCATGGCTCTCAAAATATATTTTGGCGATTTTTTCACCAGCAGTACCTTTTGCTTTATTCGGTACTTTTGAATGTTTTTCCCAATTTGTACCAACCCAGTTTTCATGTACAAGTTTTTCATACAACTCTTCAAGTTCTTCAGAAATTGCAATTTCTTTTAATTTCATCTTTCCTCCATTTATTTTTCTTGTAAATAATGTGTGAACCGAATTGCGTAATAAAAAGAGTGTTGGTAGTTAGATCTAAACACAACAAAAGAAGAATTAATGTCTTTTTCATTATCTTCTCTTATTTTATTTTTTAGTAAATCCAACAACTCTCTATTGTTTTTCATGTCCTCATCATTTACTATATTAATATAGCATGTTTCAGTAATATTGTCAAGTGGAAAATACATATTTTTTTTATTATTTTTAAATTCTCCGTATTCAACTGTTCTAATACGGGATATTTCTTTTGCTTCATGGTGAGAACCTAAGATTGGTTTTTCGTTAAGATAGAAAATAATACTTTCAAATACATTTACAATAGCATCATTAATATGATCGTATAAATCTTCTATAGAATAGTAAGGCAAAAAAGAACAAATCTGTTCATTGGATACAATGTACATTGAATTTAACAAACCTGATCTTGCATACTGTTGAAATACATTAAAGCCAACACGATTTAGTTTTTTTTGTGTTGGTGATAACATAATCTCTTCTGGATAAATATAGACTAGGTTAATCTTCTTAGATTGTATCAATTCTAAGAGCCTTAAAGACGCTGCGGATACCTTACCCGCACCACAGACAAAGAAGTAACACTCTGGCTCTTCAAAGTCTAAAAGATGCGTATAATCGGAAAGTTTTTGGTCGTAGTCTTCTGGTGAGCTGAACTCTGGGAGTTCCGAACCAGCATCTATGGTAATCTTTTTATAAGAGTCTGAAAACTTATTGACAATTTCACAGCCGGCTTGTCCTAGACCTATTAAAACTGTCATACTTCCTCCATATCTTTATAGTTTTTTCCTATATGCATTGAAGACTTAAACTGTCCTAGTCTTGTATCTTCAAAGATTTGTCTTATCTGATTAATTAGATCTCTATCGTGTTTATGTAAATCAATAGTTATTGAATCATGAACTACAGAATGTACAAAAGATCTTCTACCATTTAAAAATTTATTTATTTTGATTGCTTGTGCCAAACAGTTATCAGAAGATGTAGATTGAAGCAAATAATTAAACGAATGAAAATCATCTGCTTCAATCTTTCTTCCAAATGGAGTTTTAACAACTCCCTCAGAATAATGTCTCTCTAATACAACATCACGCTTATAGTGTTGTGATAACTCTATGCTTTTTTTGTTGGGATTATAGAACCATGCGAAGAATTTTTTCTTAGCTTGGTCACGAGTACATTTAAGTATTTTTGAGTTAAATTCATGTATATCTTCCTGGGGTTGGGTTTCTCCGGAGAGAGATAGAAGAGTTCTAATCTCTGCGCCATTGAAGTCAAGTTGAATGAACGCATCATTCTTTGGCACAACAATATCAGCGATTTCCTTCTTAAGATTTAAGATTGGAAATGAGCCAGGTTTTGTTGTCAGTCGGCCGGTTACAGAACCATAAATATCATAGGATATTACGGGAGTTTTACCTCCAAAACTCTTCCAAAGAGATTTAGCCTTATAATCGGTCTTCTGGTAGTTAAATAGTTTATTTTGATTCAAAACGACAGGATTATCGGATATTTCATAAACCATCTTACTGAGGTCAATCATGAACTTGTGATTTGCTGGTTTAGTGTAGTTTTCAAACACATATTCACATATTTCATTCTTAACTTGACACCAATGAATAAGAGCTTGTTTCGGAATAATATCAAATAAACATACATCGTCAAGGTTAATCTTAGCAACAGAAGCTGCCTTTACAAAATTCTTAACTCTCTTCTTGTGGATATCCAAGCGATCTGAGAGATGTTTGGGACAAGCATCTTCAAGTGACTTACCGCCACACCAAATCCGAGCATATTCATAATCATCATCTGATAAATGAGGAGACCAATCCCATGTTTTCTCAAAAGCTCTTTTAATATGTCCATAGTAAAACTCTCCATTTGAAAAGAGACCTAAACAGTCTCGCTTATCATCTAAAATTTGAAATATCATTAATATCCTCCGCTTGTTCCTCCTGTAACTGTAGAACCACCGGTGATGCCCTCTTTCCGGTCTCTCTGTTTCTGTGACTCTAGAAGTTTTCGATATGAATCTGTCAATCCAAAAGATTTTCTATAAGTCTCTAGTCGGAACATACTATTAATATAACCTATCATGTCAGAGTTGTCAAGTGAATTTCTTAAGTTTTTTAAATATCTTTTTATTTTGTTCATCTCTGACTTGTTTTTTAACATCCCAAGTTCAATATTACGAAGATCTAAATAATAATTAATCCAAAAGAAATGATCTATATTAATTGTTGATTGAGGTTTTCTAAAAATAATATTTTTATTTGTAATACATCCTATTTTTAATTCTATTTTATATGGTATTTCTATTAATAAATTATTATAATATTGTATTATAGTATTATATAAATATACATAATCTATATCATATGATTTATTATAATAATCATTCAATGTATCTTCTATATTAGTGTTTAAATATTTCGATATAGCTGGAGAACCAAGATCTGCTACAAGAACATAAGGGCAATGCTTCCAAATTCTGAAGCCTTTGTTAAGCATAACTCTTTTATAAAATGTAAACATATCAGATGACATAAAACTATCATATTTTTGATTGTCATCATCAAATGGTATATCAGCAATTGAAAAAGCTAAACCGGTTGAAAAAAGTGAATTTTCTGTTGATTGAAGCCAACCAGAAAATGTTATTGGATTGTTTTGGTAATTTTTTGATAAAAAAATCATAAGCTCCTTGACATAGTGATCAAAAGATGTTATATTATCTAAGAGAGTTTTATTTGATTTTATTCTTTCATTAAATTTGATAAGAATCAGAGACAAATAAGACTGATAGGCAGCACTCGGAGGTTCATATGCTCTTACAATTTCCATATTTGTTATTAATGGATTGTCGTTCACAAGCTCCCCCATAGAAACAGCAATTTGTATATTTCTTTTTGCGTCTAAATACATTTTTGTAACAAAATCAAATGCCCTAAAATCAGATTGTTGATTTGGAGCTGTTTGGAAATTTTTCATTTTAATACTGTCGGGATATATCGAAGAGCCTTCAATATCAACCGCACCATACATTTGATACTCAATAAAATTAAATTCAAATATTTCTGGTCCTTCTTCGCCTTCATAAGCTTGAGTTTCAAATCGTGACTTATATATGGCTTGATTATGTATAATTTTTCTTCTGTTGTTTCCTTTAAATTTTGACATTCACCTATCCTTTTATTTTGGTGCGACAGTAATGTTAATTACTGTTCCCCTTCTCTTCAAAGCTTCACCTTGTTTTTTCTTTTGTGGACCAGCAATTACAACAAAATGCTTTCCATTTTGTACACTAATATCTAAAACTTTATCATCCCTTTTTGCCGTATAGTTTTTATTGGGTAAAAGTGCACTTTTTTCAAAATAAAAACCATATCCTTTTCCTTTTACCTCTTCCAGTCTTTTACCAGAAAATTCGAAGAGTGTTTCTTCTAAAATACCTACGACTGGCTCAGAAGACTCTTCTATTTTTTCTCGTTCATCTGGTGGTAAAGGTTCTTTCGGGAGGGACACCCCATACGGATTGTCTGGTCTATAAGTTTTTGTGCTAGGCGTTTTTGGTTCTTTTTCGGTGCCTCCAATTATAACCCTGTTGTTTCTCTTTAAAGTGTCATTGGACACCCACACACAAGATGTATCAGTCTTAAGGTCGATTTGATTAAGTTCGACCTTTCCTGTATGTGAAACGGATTGAATTATATGAAGCCCTCCTAGTCCTAAAATATTAGCAATAGAATTATAAACACCTGGAGCCTGGTAAAGACCAGCATCTATATAGGTTAGCATACCGGGGTAAAGACTTAACATAGGTTTACTTACACATGTAGCGTCATAAACAGAAGCCATTTGTGCTAATGTACTCAAATTATCAGCTTGATATCTAGATTCCCTCATATAAGTAGACTCTTGCTTGCTGAATTCTATAGAATCAGTGAAAACTGTCTCCTTATCATCAAATGCTTTCTTTTTATAATGAAAAATGGGTATATTATTGTCCTTTCTGGATTTTTCTGTTTTAGAAACTCCAATATAATCTTCAAAAACAGCCAATTGTTTATAAACTACAAGAAAATTACAATATTCAGACCTTGGGACTAAAGGATCTTTGAAAAAATAAGGACTTCCGTATACTTTTCTAAAGTTTGTCATATCGACCATGCCCATCACCGGTCCATCTATTTCGAGTTGTCTATCAAATTCTGTTATAAGGAAATCGAATTTACCAGTTTCTCTTTCGTATACTCTATCAAACAAGCCAAAATCAGCTTTAACAGAAAATTGTAATCTTTCATGATTTCCATTTAAATAACAATCTTCTACTAATAATCCATTTAGTAGTTCATTAGTTAATCTAGTTACTAAAGTACCAATAGTATAGTACTCTACATCGCTGTCTAAAACTTCTTTTTTCCACCATTCTACATACCAGGATTCTGCAATTGGAAAATCTGCTACTGATATTTCATTTTTTGATCTAGTATATCTCAAACCATCATCTGATGGTTTGAGAGGAAAAAAACTAGGAAGTATTATTTTAATAGGAAATCTTTTAAATGTATCATGAAGAGGATCATGTGTTCTTCTTCTGTCTCTCGGCGGATTACCATATGGCATAGGACCTCTATATTTATAAATTGATTCCATGGCTACATCAATTAAATCACCAAAATAAAAAAAGTTTACTTTATATTTTGTATTGGCTGTTACAGTATCTGCTATCGGGTCTTGCGACTCGGTAAGTTCCTGTGTTACGTTATATATTTGAGTTTTCGGGTCAATCTGAGCGTTTATAAGGTTTGAATTCAAAAGTTCATAATCTTTTGTTACATTATTTACAAATGTATTAGAATTTATTTCTAAAGTATAATATTTGTCTCTTGAAATTAATTTATTTAAATAAGGTATGCCTTTAGTACCGGTGAAACGTGTTTCTTTTGCTTTATTGAATTCATCAATCATTTCAATAGCCTTTTCACCATCAACATCTTTTAAACCGTCTATATTATTTCCTTGATCATCAACATATCCATCCAGAAGCTTTCTTTCTTCTTCTATTTCAGTTTCGATTTCTTCATTGGTTCTTAATACATCAAATTTAGGATCTTGTAAAAAGGATTTAATATACCCTTTATATGTTAAAGTGATATCAGCATCTTGAGATTTTGATTGTTTTTTAATTGTATGATCTATTAATGCTAAATCTAAAATAAGGGGACTATTAACGTGATGATTTTTTACTTCTTTATAAGCATTCCGATATTGTACTTGTGTAGCTGCTTTCTTACTTGTGAAATCTTTAAAAGTTGGAAAATTAAACTCTTTTGGAATTATTTTCATAATTAAACGATTATAATTTTTAAAATAGGTAGGGTTATAAAGCCTACCTCCTTCTGTGGTGAGGGAAGCATATACATCTCCCATATCACTTCTATGTAAATAAGTCATTAAATCTATCAGTTGATACTCATACTCATATTCGCGGGGATTTCCAAATCTGTCTATATAATAAGCTCTATTTTGAAAAACACTTTGAAGTTGTAAAAGATTTTTTACACCTATACTAATTTCAACGTCTACATTTGATTTAGCGGTTGCTTGAGTTTCTCCTTCATATTTAATTGTAACATCGTTAATCGTGATTAGCTGATTGGCGGTGGTTTTAGAAACTCCCTCCATCAAAGACTCTGTTGATTTTGGAACTTTAGCAGTTTTTTGTCCAACAATAATATTGGTTCCTAAATATTTACTTTTTCTAGAATATGCTTCGTGTGTTTCCCCTTCATTGGGATCTCCTGGATTTGGGTTTAGTACATTACTCATGCCTTCGAATATTAGTGGCATTTCAATCTCATAATCATATCCCTCAATATTAACAGTGTTGAGTTTAGAAATTGAAAAATTGTGGATACAGTTATTATCCAATTCAGTTAGTAACTTTGTAGTATAGTTGTATAGATTATCGTCAGAATTTGCAAAATTTATAAAACTGCTACCACTAATAGAGACAGGAATAATCTTACCACCATAAGGAAACCAAGGCTTAAACCCTGCAGAAGCGCTTACGTATTCATCATACTTTTTTTTTCTGATTTCTTTTCGATACTCTCCAAGTTTATCGACAGATGTTAGTAATATACACTGCTCTATTTGTTTGAAAAAAGCATCTCTTTTAGCAAAATCTTCATCGCCTGGCTCTAGCTTTGTTTCTAAATCTGCCAAAGCACCTTTCCCTTTCAGGTTGTCAAGACCAATTTCTTTAAGCGCTGCTAGACTTTTGCTTTCAGCATCAGCTGCCGCTGTATCAATTTCTTTGGCTTTTGCAGCTTGAGCTATCAAAGATTCTTGATCTTTTAAATTTGTTTCAAGTTTTATATCAGATTGTTCTCCTAAAAAAAGTTCATTTATCATCGTAGGAAAATAATAATATGATGTCAATTCTGGAGCATCGGCGTATAAAGGTGCCCGAGGGCGGCTAAAACCCATAGCTTCTCCAAGTCCGCCACCTTGTGAGAAAACATCTCTCGTTTCTACTTTTACGTAATTCTGCGTTCTTTCAACATTATCTTTTTCTCTGAACACTTGGGGTATTTCTTCCACCCCTTCTGGTACTCCGGGGTAAACTTTTCCTGTTAAAACTTTTATTTTTAAATATTCAAAAATAAACATAGCTTTTTGATATATATCTCTAGAATCCCATATATCATCCCACATATCTGATGTCAAAGCACTAGTGGCTTTGTTAACAATACCTATTTTATTAGCAAATTCTAGACCACCAATACCAGTCGAAACATCTCCATTTCCCGTCTTAGTAGCTAAAGCATTGACAAAATTTACAAATTCATCACTATCAGTATCGGGCCCAGCATAAATAAGATTATCAAAATTATTTTCTAGAGATAGAAAAAATGCACCAAGAGGCCAAATACTATTCGAAATTTTTTGTTCGGCCGGTTTTAATCTCCAGACAATGTATCCAGTAACGGATGTCGCCGTCCCCATTACGGCAGAAAAACCAGCCGCATCCCTCAAAACCCTTTTATACTCTTCTCGGTCCTTTTTATGATATTTATCGTCCATTTTTTCTTTAAACTTTGAAACATCAACTCTTGGTGCTTTGCCACCACCACCGGCAACCAGCCATTTGTAAAGTTTTATAACATCTGAATCACTCATTATTTCACCACGTCATTTAAAAAAGCACGAAAATCAATAGGGATATATACAATATCTCCATAAGAATAATGTGAATCTGTCGGTTTATTATTGAATAAACCAATAATCCAAAATAAGTCTCTATCTCCAAAGTACCTTTGGGCTAATTTATAAAGTTTGTCACCATGAGACCATACATGTTCTCTAGCAGAATAGTTATTTTGCATAAAATCTCTAGAAAATATTATATTTTTATAATATTTTATCTCTTCAACTTCTCTTCTTTCTAATAAATCTTCTATCTTTTTGCGATTTATTTTAGAAATGTTATATCTTGTATATATTGGCATTTTATCTCCTTATTTATTAATATCAAGTGGTGTTGGAAAACCATATCTGTTTCCCGGATTATATTGGGATGTATCTTCATCATCCAACTGTTTTAATATTAAACTATCTTTAGAAATTTTATTATTCGCTGGTCTCTCTAATTTTAAATCTAGATCTAAAGTAAAAGATTTAGCTAATATTATTCCTTGGTTTTCATAAAAGCCCATGTCTAAGTCTGGTTTATATGAAAAACTTTTTAAAGAACAAAGTTCTCCTCTTTCTGTTATTTCTTTATAAGTGTAATTATTTTTTTCAGGAGCTGAAGAGTCTCCTATGAGATTGCTAAATTTTACATACATTTGTGTTTTATTAGTGGAAAAATTATCATCCTGAATTGCTGAGGTGGCTAAAGGGAATAACATTCTTATTAAACGTTGAAATTTTTTGTGATTTAAAAGAGATTCGTTGTAACTATCCGATGGTATATTTAATTTAAGTTTAAAACTTTGCTCAATAGCTGTAATAGATGGCATTTCATTGTAAAACGTTTTAAATGGAGTAGTTTTGGCACTTTTAATAGATGAAAATCCTTCTATGAATGGTTTAAATTTTAATACTTGAAATTTATATGCAAAATAAATATTTGCATATTTGTTATTAATATAATTATTTGAATAATCACTCATTAAATTTTAACTCCAAATGGCCATTTCCCCCCAGCTTTTTCACTAGGATTTATCTTTGCACTTGTTACTGTTTCCTGCGTCATTGGTGGGCCCATCTCACCGGGCAATAAAGGTATGGTTTGTGACTCTATGGTATCAGGGATATAAGAATCAACTATTAGTTTTGTTTGATCAGAATCTTCTTCTGGTACAATAGTTTGTACAATAATAACGAAAGATATACTGTAAACTTTCGGCCACAATCTTCCATCAAATTCAAAATATCCCATGTCATCTTCTATGTTTGCATTAAATTCTGTTATATATCCTGGAATGCCATATTCTATTATTGTAGATGATTGTTTAACATCTATTAATTTAGAATAATCACCGTTATTAATTAAATTACTCAAAAGAATATACTGTAGTTCTATAGATTCAATTTGTTGGCCCTGATTTTCTCTTTTCACTTTGTTAATCATATTTTGTAATCCATCGATTCTAGCCGTGTTCACTCTAGCGTCATTAAGAGATATAGCAGGTAAAGTAATTCCAACATTATATTTTATTCCTAATGATTTTACTCTAGTAGTTGAACTGATACCACTTTCAACTTCTTCGGTATCAAAAGTAAAATCAATTGAAAAATCTGTTAAAAATGCTTTCAATCCAACTGCATATTCTGCGTTATCATCATAAATATATAAGAATACTCCCTTTGCTTCAGAATAATTGTGAGATCTTTCTGTGCCAAGTGGAAAACTGGGGAAATTAGAATCATGTGCCCCTTGATAATTTACTAATATTGGTACATCGCTTTTATATGACACTATCTTTGTCCTCTAGTTATTTCTTTTCTAATAATATCACGAAGTTCTTCGTTGCCTATAAATACTTTTACTTTAACTTCTGGTATAGATATCTCTGGCATGTTTACATCAATTTCTATCTTACTATTCTTAAATAGTTTCGCAACAGCGGCTCCTTCCCCCATGACAATAGAAGAAGTATCTCCACTTATAGAAGCAGCAAATATTCCTTTATCCCCGACAGAAGATTTAATTTCAGAAATAGCAGATTTGATATTATTAAGTCCTTGTCCAAACTTTGCGATTCCCGTACCAATCTTTAAAATTTCATCACCAGCCCCAAACATATCTTTCATTGATGTTCCGGTTAACTTAAACAACAATAACATCGCAGTAAGGCCGGCTAGCCCCATGAAAATACCCATTGAGCCGTACAATGCGCTAGCTCCTAAGAACAAGAAAGCACCTCCCAACAAATACATGTTCATCGCTAGCAAAGGAAGAACATCAGCAGATGCTATTAGCACTGTGAATAATCCTGTGATCGAATCTATAACAGCAGATATTCCATAAATAACAAGAGCAACGGCGCCAAATAATACACCGAAGGCAAGAGCAAGGAGAACAAGCTTCATCCCACCAATTTGAGCGGCAATACCCATAGCTAAAATACCAGCAGCTAAGAAGAAGCCAAATTGAATGAAAGGAGGGTTAATTACAGAACTTAATATACCATAGAGTATTGTAAAAGCTGCGGCAATATAATATAATTTACCACCACCGAATTGAGAAGCGACTCCAAGCAACGTCATACCCATTGCTAGAGTTTTAATACCTATCAAAACATACCCATCTGCACCTAAATGTTCTGCTAGCGAAAAAAGTGCTACTCCTAATCCAATAATTCCCAGACCACCTGCTCTGGTGGCATTGCTTATCTTTATAGTATCAGCTGCCATTTGTTTCATTCCTAAATGTATAATAGTAAACGATGTTGAAACAAGTCCTATATTCTCTACAATATAAGTTAGTACTGCGAACATACCTTCAATAGCATATCCCATTGTTTTCATAGCTGATTCATTTTTTACAAATTTTTCAAAAGCCAATGTTAATTTGTCTTGTAACGGAACAAGTTTTTCCATTGCATCAGCTAGTCTTTGTTGCATATTTGCTCTTCTCTCAGCTGCTCTTGCTCTGGCTTCGATCTCTGCCGGGGAAGCATTTAGATCTGCCATCATTTTTGCAACATTTCCACTATATAATTGCTCTGCAACAAATAGTTTTTGTGCTTGGGTTAAATTATTTACACCACCGGTCGCCATCCGAAGTTGTGTTCTTAATTCCTTACTTCTTTCGGCAGCATTCATATTCATCATAGCCATGGAACTAATACTTGTACCCAAAACAGCGTTTAAGGTAGCTGCTTTTTTAGCACCTTCTCCGAACTTATCAAAAGCTTTTGTCATGTTCATTAATTCTGAAACTGCAAGCCCTGTAACAGCCGCTTGTGCTGCTAAATCTTTAAACGCTTTAACTCCTTCTGAACCAAAAGACGCTAAATACTCCATAGAAGTAGCAAATTGGGATCCCATTGATTCTGCTGTGAGTCCAACATTTTCAGCGTTTGCCGCCATATCTTCTAAAAAGTTTACAATCTGCCCACCGCCCATTTGAAACGATTTTAATAGTAGATTTTGATTTTTAACAGTTGTATTGGCAGAAACTCCTAATTTTGTCATCTTTGCAGCTGAATTTGCAAGATTTTTAGCTAAATCTCCAGAAGCATTATTAATATTAGTTATAGTTTTATATACTTCTTTAAAAGCTGTGGCCACTTCGTCTGTTTTAATTCCAAAATCAGCCATAGCAGCAGATACTTCAATAATATCGGTTTCAAAGTCTTTAGCAAATCCGGTACTAACTCTCAACTCAACAGCAGCAGAGTTTATTTTCATAAATTCATCATATAAGATTGTTAAAGCATTTGCAGCAATATTTGCAAGATTTAAACTTTGAGCTAAACCAGCAACGATAGCACCAATAGCTTTACCAGATCCAACTTTTGAAGCTTCTAATACCATTTTTGTTAATTGTCCAGTGGTTGTTTTGGAAAAATTAGATGTCATGCCCATGTTTTTTGCAATTTTTTCGGTCTGAGTTTCGGTTCTTGTAAGCAAGTCGTTTTCTATTTCTTGTAGGGCTCTTTTTTCTCTTAATTTTTCAAGTGAAATCTTTTGATTCTTACCTTCTCCTACCGATATATCAAACTCTTTCTTAGCCAATGCTATTAGCTTATCTCTTCTCGCTATCTGCGCAGTACTTAATTCTTTTTCTGATGTCAAAAGTTTTTCAAGTTCACCTAATGCAAATCGCTCAGCGTCTAGCTTTTCTTGAGCTAGTTTTAAAGAGTTGCCCATAGAACTTTCAATTTCTTTTCGTACTTTAGCAATTTGCTCTTGTACGGCAAGACTTTGAATAGCAGCTTCCGCAAAAACTTTGGATTGATCTTTTTCCGTCTCATATGAGGTTTCAGATCTTTCTTTAGGTGTTTTTGGAGTTGTTGGTTCAGTAGTTGGTGATGTTTCAGGTGATTTTCCTGTTCCGGTTCCTGGCTTCTTTGTTGGCATAAAAAATCCCTCTTGTCTTAATTAGTTTAAAATAGAAAATGCTTGGAAAACCAAGCATTATCGTTTAACCTTGTCATATTCTTCTTTTTCTCTCTCATATTCTTTGATAGTTCTTTCAAGCCACCATTTTCTAAGTCCGACAGGAAGAGAATACAATTCTGAAAGGCTCCAGCCACCATAATGTTTTAGAGTAAAAAATATCTCATAAACATTTTGCATATAATCAGTGGTCAGGCCAAAAAAAGTCCGTATTAAACGGAACCTCCATTTCTTGCTGGTGTCCACAATTATCACATATAAAGTCTTCTGAGATTTTAATATTTGGAGCAAGAGTTTCATAACATTTTCGAAGCCATCTTGCTTCATATGCTGGTACATTTTCAACAAAATAGTTAATATAAACTGCTTCTGAATGACCATTGACAGATTTGATGTATAGTTTCATTTGAGAAGAAACTATTTCTTCTTCTTTTTTATTTGCATTTACCATTTTCAAAATTTTTCCTTCATCATGGCCTGTCATTAACCTCATCTCAACTTTAATATTTGATTTTGGAGTTGTTGCAACATAGGATCCTGTTTCTGTTTCTTCAACATTAAATTCTGTTAGATCCCCTTCATATATAAAAGGGTTCGAAAGATCAAATGTTACCTTATTGGATGTTTGACAAGCAGGGCATTGCACTTTTGTTTCATATAAATGCCCATAAGCCGATGAACGAGCAGCAATAATAATTGCATTTCTGTCTCCGACCAATATATCTTTTGATCCAAATGTTTTATCGACCAAAAGATTATCAATCAATCTTTCAAGCGCAACTCCTTTTTTTAAGAGAGACCTTGATGTTAAGATATCTTCGTCTTTCGCTGTCATGAAGCGAATTTCAACTGTTTCTTTATTATACAAAGGATGTCCAGATGGATAACCTATTCCTTTCGATGGGAGTTCAACGAACTCGGTTGGGGTAACAAAGTCAAGGACAGATGCCGGGTCAATAGCGTTATCCTGTGCTCTTCTTGTCTTTGTTCTATCTTCATTATTTCTTCTCATTTATACCTCTTTGTTAAAATAATTATTCTTCTGTATTATATTTTGGATCTTTTCTGGGATCAATAGGTGGTGGTCCTAATTCTGAATTTGAAAATGGTGATGGTGTACCACCTTGATAGCTTGGTTGTGCTGGCTCTGGTTTTCCTAAATTTACACCTGTTAAATCAACATCATCTCCGGTAACATATCCAAACTGTGATTGGATCGTGTCTCCTGTCTGTGAAGTGTCAGCTAATTCTCCTACGTTTCTCTCACGACCGGCTGCGCCCGCTTCTCCTGTTGCACTTATATTGATTTCGGATAGTGGTCTTCCTCCCACAGATCCGAGTGATTCAGGAGCATTTTCGTTCTGATTGGGATTGGGGGCTCTTCCTAATGACTCAATTCCTAGTTCTTGTCGTTTAACAATGTCTCCGACTGTAGATTGTGTAACCTTTTTAGCAACCAAACTACCAGGCTCCATCCCTTCGGTAAGCCTAGAGGCTATTTCTTCAGTTATCCTTGTTCTTTCTTCAGTAATTTGTTTTTCATTATCAATAAAGATAGTTTTCATAAATCTTCTAAATGGTAATTCTGAAACAACAAGAGGTTTTCCTATTTGAGTTCTATCCATTATAGCCCAATCGTAAACAACTCCAAGTTCATATTCCACAAGGTCATCTGAATCATACGCTAAATCACCCCATCCAACAGATTTAACAATTGGGTTAATGAGGTGCCAACATTCGGTTATTATACCGCCTATGGGAGCTTTTTTGGGGTCTGGTTTGTTTTCTCTTCCAGTTGAAGGAGCTATTTGATATATTGAAATTCTTTGTTTCGACGCAGAAGCTCTTTCAAAATCAGCAAAACTTTCCAAACCAAGCCCAAAAGAGTTAGCAATAGTTGAAGATTTCTCCGGAGTTGTTATTGTTTTCCAAGTATCATGTTCTTTTAACTCTGTTTCCGGATCATCTCTAAAATTTATCTTTGTTGAGATGTGGTGTCCATTACCACTAAAGCTACCGTTTTTGGTTATATTTTGAAAATGTCGATCTCTAAATTGGGAATTATCTACATACGGATATGTATAACCTGTATTATTCATAATTTGCCATAAAAAAGCTCCTGTGTCAAACTGTCCGATGAAATTCTTTCCCATACCATTCATATCAACAAATTTCATTGTTATTGGTTGCCATGTTCCATTTCCAGGATAATTAAACTTATGATTTAAAAGTCGATATTCTTTTGTATCAAATTCAATTTTTGGTTTATTTAAACTTTTAATATTAGGCAAATAAAAAGTCCCACCAAAAACAACAACAAATTTGCTTTTGGTTTTGGGATGTATTTCTTGTGATGTCCACCAAGACATTTAACTGCCTCTCTTATTCTGCTTCGAAGAATGTTCCGAGTCCGCTTCCTTCGATAGTTTCACATGTTGCCCAATCATAACGAAATTCTAAATCAATTGTTGAAATATCATCATTCTCATAATCAAGTTCAGAAAAAGCTACTTTCTTTAAGAATGGATTTTTAAGACTCCAAGTTTCAATTGGATTACCCACAGAATCAAGTTGTATAACTTCAACAAATTGAAGAGCAGCAGTTGTCTTGCTTTTTGATTGAGTGA